GTTGTAAACTATGCCATGTTCTATACATCTAATTTCATGCGATTTCATAGCGTTTAAAATCGCTGTTATATCAACCATTCTCATGGCTTACCTTTAACCAGTATCCACTTTGTTTGGTGGTTTGGTAGTCAAATGGTAGTCAAACGGTAGTCAAAACCCACGGCAACGGCTGAGCCGCTTTCTTAATTGAGAGCGGCTTTTTTGTTGCATCCAGGTAAATTTGAGGGGTATCCAAAATTGGATAGACCCGATCACTGCATGGCTCCCTATTTCAAGGACTCATAGATATCCGGGCGAAAGTTTCGTTCTGTCAGCTGCATCAAGGGGGTCGCATCACACGACACCCTTTTATTTTTGGATGCAGTCGCGCTTTGCGACTCCATTAGATCGGCCGGGGTAGCAATTCGCTAGGGCGCTGGTTGAAGGACAGGAGAAAGGGCGAAAGAACAACGTTTCTGGGTTGTCGTCGCAAGACTACAACCAAATAATAGTTCGGTCCAATTCTGGACACATCTTCCTGGGCGGCGCATTACCACATTGCTAGATCGGCTCAATTTTGAGTATATCTGTATTCCCATTTTGGGAACATAGCTTTTGTTCTGCAGAATCTGCTGCACTGATCCGGTGCATAAGGTCGGCTCAATTTTGAGCACCATCTCGCATCCAAGGTTATAGCGAAACGCTCAACCCTTCTCGGTCTGCTGAATTATCAGTAACCCCATCAATTCCGCTAACAAGATACAAACATCCCATATCTTAACGGCTACTAAAAACGCTTAATAGATGCCGTTGTTTCTTTTTACATTCGACTGTTTATGTTATCCGGTTGTAAAATCGCTTAGAATGCAATTATGAGCCGAAATTCTGCGTACTCAAATCAGGTACGCAGAATGTGATTCGCGGCGGGGTAACGATCCGTTAGGTCGTGGCCTGCAGTCGGGAAACACGACACCAGCTTTTGTTGTGGCTGCAGTCTTTTGCAATGACATCAGGGTTTCACGTTTTTTTGCAGACTTCGGCCGAAAATCCGGCTCTATTAGTAATCAGGTACCGCGCGATGCATCTCCGGACAAAATAAAAAATATTTGAACATTGTCAAATTTGACGGAGTTGAAATCTGTTTAATGCATCTACGGAAAAAATAAAAAAAGTGCCGCATAACGACACTTAAAAGGTTGTATTTATTTGTTCATCCAATTGCTATTGAGTATTTCTCGGCAGCGTAGCGGCTCCCCTTAATCCGGTTAGGTCTCGAATTATTTTGCCATCTATGTAACCCGGTACGGCTTGATTGATCTTTATAGCGCCATCGCCAACAAGGGTTAGTGTATTCGCATCTGCTTCAAATAGTGGTTCCCAGGCTGGTTTCGTTAAATAGAATTGGCTTCTTAAATAGGGATAATCATCTCTAAGGCATGCAGCTAAGTAACCAACGTTTAAAAAACCGGCCCCTAAACTGCGTTGCGCTTTGCGGCCAGCAAGCCTCAAATTTTCGTGGCTCGCTTTAATCGCCTCCACGCTCGATGGGTTATCTGATACAAATCCAAGATCATCCAATGTCAGCCCTGTTTCGCCTGCAAACCCTGCGGCCGCAGTTCGTAGTTGTTCTGTAAAAGGAGACATCGAGGATGTTGTAAACTGGCCTATTGTTGGTTTGTCGCCATCTTCGTCTTTAGTAAACTGCAGCATACTGGATACCGTTGCTTTCCATGTATCCATCGGTTCAGCGTCTGGACTGGTTCCGAGAACATATTTTTGAGGGAATGAATAAAATTCTGCTGTAATATCAGAACGTTCCAAGGTCCTTTTGGCATATTTTTGATAATACATTCCTGCTCTTGAAATCCGAGATCTCCCGAAAGGTCGAACAGCATCCGGCCGGTGGATAATCGGAACTAACAAAGGATGTGAAACGCTATGTGTAACCTCAAAATCTTGGATATTTTTATCTTTGTAATAATATTTTGTTTTTCCGGGCAAAAAAAGTGCTTCTATGGTAGGCCTACCGTAAACGTCTTTTTCCAAAACTGCGTATCCTGAGGTTAATAGCCCCGTTATTGGGTTTATTATTCCTGTTGCGTCGCTGGCTTCGATCACTTGTAATCTCGGTATGTCCTCTTCGCCCTGTGAGATATATACAAAACAGCAAGAAGCAATCAGCGCCGAAAGTACCGCGCTATCAAAAAATATATCTGGATTGTTGAGGGTAAAAATTTCATTTAGATAGAAATTATCATTTTCGAATTCTCTAAATACTAACCGATCAGCAAGGGTATCCACTCCTTTTGCACACCATCCTATTACAGCGCGATAACTGGACCGCATGCTTGCGGATATGGTAACTCCGTACTCGTTTTCAATATCCTTCATGTCGTACTTTTTATAGCGCAACGCTACACGCCTTGAGTGTGTCTCAAGCTTTTTTCTGAGGTGATTTAATGTTTCTAAATCGTTCATTTTCTACTCCTTTTTCAGCTGCATCCATCTCTATTTTTTTGATAGTTGGCGCGCTGTCTATTGGTTATTTTTTCATGCTTTGTTGATTGCACTCGTTCCATTGCACTTTTTTGCATAATATTCTTTTTTTTGTTTCAAAATCCTTTCCCTTTTCTCCTGATACCTTTTTTGATCACGTTCTTTTTTACAAGCTTTGCATTGCGCATCAAAACCATCTTTGCCGGTACTCTTCTTAGGGAAATTTGAAGTATTTAATTCTTGTTCAATGCCACATTTTGCGCATTTTTTCATTTCGGAAATCTCTCCTTTCTCCCTGTTGTTTCTCGCTCACGAGAAAATATGTACAGTGACGGCGTGAATGGCGAATAGGGAAGGAGGCACCCTCCTACCCCCGGGGTCACACTCAGCCGCCCGAACGTTTTCACCTCGATTACCTACCTTGATTCACGCTTTAAAATAAATTATTTTTTATTTTTTCTTCACTGTTTCATTCTCTCGATAATAAATAAATAAATTAATTAATCATTTATTCCTGGAATGTTTGGCAGCAGTGTTCTGTATGCGGCATCACGCTTCAAAGTATCCGCAGACTTAACGCCGCTCTCTTGTTCGTACTTGGCTTCAACTTCTGCGATGGCTTTGGCTTTCTCTATCTCCGCTGCAGCATCACGCTTCTTCTTGTTGTCCTCGCGTTGGGATAGGATAGCTTTGGCAAACAGGTCCTCGGCATCTTTCCGCTCTGCATTCTGCCGATCGCCCATACTTTGAAGGGATGCATGGAACTCCTCTGACCGCTTGGCATTCCGTTCATCTACAACCTTCTGCATAGCAGCGATATCAATGTAATTAGGTTCTGTCATAGTTCTTATTCTCCTTTGCTTGCCATGATACTTGCATACATTGGTGCAACTTCAACCTGGTGATTAAAGCCATTTACATAATCCACCCTAGGCAACGGGTACCCGATCAGATTGGATAAGGTTTCGCATTTAGTTGCGAATTCATTTGATCTATCAGATATAGCCTTCAGCTGGTCCATTAGCGCCGCGGCTTCCTGATATTGTTCGCGGTTAGTTTTGAGCAGATAACCTTTTAGAATATTCCCGGCTTCTTGCCGTTCCTGCTCTGTGAACCGTGAAGAGTTTTTTAGCTTTTCCAATTGCTTTGTGTAGAATTCTTTAGCGTTGTTTGCATCCCAAAGCGCATTCTTGGCTGTTTGGTAGTCGTTAAGGTTTTCTTTTGATTCTGCATCCATCAGATAGGCATTAGCCTTCTCGATCTCCTGATCAGACTTCTGGATATTCTCCTCGCACTCTTTAATTTTTGCGGCCTTCTCGCTGTTTCTTTCGGATAAAAACGCTTCTAATTCTTCGATTGTTTTCATGGTAGTTCTCCTTTTGTTGTTTGTATTTGATAAAACCTGGCAATTTTGCTTTCAACGGACTAATCAGCTAGCATTTTTATGATTCTAGCTATCTCTGCGTGCTTCTTATAAATATAACTATTGCTATACTCCAGCTCGCTTGCAATTATCTCTAAGGTCATCCCATCGATGTATTTCATTTTAAGTATCTGGTTATCTAATCCATCAAAGCGGTCAATCATATTCATCATGGACTCCATCGCCCGCTCTTTTTCACCAAGGAAAGCTTTGTCACGCTCAATATTTTTTTCTAAATTTGAAGCGTTGCACTCCTCCGTCAGCTTTACTCTGCCTAAATCCTCTGGGTCATACCAGCGTTCAAGCTCTGACTCCGTTTTGATTATTCTCCACTTCAGAATGTTGATCTCTTGCTCAAGCTTTTTATATTCCTGCAGCCATTGATACTTGATAACGTTCACCCGTTTCGCTTGTAATTTTTAAATTTCATCCACCCCACATGCATGTATGGTTAGGCTCTGCCCGTGCTCGCTTCATCCCTGCACCCCTATTCTGCTTGATACAGCCTGTAAGCCGTTCGCCCTACCGTTATAATGCCGATCTGGTGGCCATTGGCGCATAGCTC